AAGATCTTTAGGTCAACTGAAACGATCTTCTGCAAAAACTAAAAATAATCCAAACTCAAGGATCAGACAAGCTAGACGAAGATGGAAATGCTAAAATGAAATATATCATAATTTTATACATGTGTTCGTTCTCAACATCACCTCCTCAGTGCATGCCAGGACAAGTTTTAGGAATAGAATTTAATACTTATGATGAATGTATTTTAGAAGGTTACTTACAGTCTTATAAAAATCTAAATAAATTAAGTAGAGACGAAATAAATAATAATGAATTAGCAATCAAATTTGATTGTAAAGAAATCAAAGTGGAGAATATTTAATGGCAAGTGTAGTAAACATGTGTAATTCAGCTCTTAATCTATTAGGAGCTTCAACAATATCAGCATTAACAGATGATACTAAAAATGCTCGTCTATGTAATCAAAGATATGAGCCAGTAAGAAATAGAGTATTTAGATCTCATGCCTGGAACTGTTTACACAAAAGAGTTCAACTTGCTCAAAACTCTACATCACCAGTTGTAGAATATGATCATGCTTATGCATTACCGTCTGATTGTTTAAGAGTTTTAAAAATTCATAATGGTACTACAGACAGTATTGCTACAGCTTTAGATTATAAATTAGAAGGTAGAAATATTGTAACAGATTTAGATACAATCTTTTTAATTTATATTGCTTTAGATACTGATCCAAATAATTACGATACTTATTTAAGAGAAAGTATTTCTCATCAACTTGCTGCTGATATTTGTTATGCAATAACTAATAATGCAACACTAGCAAATAATTATATGGGTAGAGCTGATGAAAGATTAAGAGAGGCAAGATTTATAGATGCTACAGAAAATAGTTTAGGAATAGTTGAGGCAAATGAATTTACCGATGCGAGACTATAATGCCAAGAACAACAGCAGCATTAAATAGTTTTGTATCTGGAGAATTTTCCGCCAAGATGGATGGAAGAATAGATTTTGAGAAATATTCTTCAGGATGTAAAACTTTACAAAATATGTTAGTGCATCCTCAAGGTGCTGCAGCTAGAAGAGTAGGTACTCAATTTATTGCAGAAGTAAAATCAAGTTCATTAAAAACAAGATTAATTCCTTTTGAATTTTCAACAACTCAAACTTATGTTTTAGAATTTGGAAATACTTATATTAGATTTTTTAAAGATAAAGGTCAGATCATTAGTAGTGGATCTGCTTATGAAATATCTTCTCCTTATTTAACAGCAGAATTATTTGAATTAAAATTTGCTCAATCAGCAGACGTTATGTATATCACTCATCCAAATCATGAAGTGATGAAGTTATCAAGAACTGGTCATACCTCTTGGTCATTAACAGAAGTTGCATTTACAGATGGACCTTATCTTACAACAAATACGACATCGACTACCTTAACTCCTTCTTCGGCATCAACTGGCTCAAGAAATATAACCGCTTCAGCAACTACTGGTATTAACGGTGGTGTTGGTTGGTTAGCGACTGATGTTGGTAGAATAATAAGTTTTAATTCTGGTAAAGCAAAAATTACATCCAGAACAAGTGCAACGGTTGCAGTTGCTACAGTTACGACTGCATTTGCTAATACTAATGCAAAAGACGATTGGAAACTTGGAGCTTTTTCAGACACAACTGGACATCCTTCTTGTGTATCATTCTTTGAACAGAGATTAGTTTTTGCTGGAACAACAGACGAACCACAAACTTTGTATTTCTCTAAATCTGGAGATTACGAAAACATGACTACTGGAACAAATGCTGATGATGCTATGGTTTATACCATTGCTAGTAACCAGGTTAATAAAATTAGATATTTAAAAGCAGTAAGAACTTTATTGATAGGAACTACTGGTGGAGAGTTTTCTGTAAGTGCGGATGGTACTGATGCTGCGGTTACACCAACAAATATTCAAATTAGAAGGCAAAGTTCTTTTGGTGCTGCTAATGTTGATGCTCAACCAGCTGGTAATGCAGTTTTGTTTTTACAAAGAGCAAAAAGAAAAATTAGAGAACTAGCGTACAATTACGATACAGATGGATATGTTGCACCTGATCTTTGTATATTAAATGAAACTGTTACAGATAGTGGAATTAATGAAATGGCTTATCAACAAGCACCAGATAGTATTTTATGGTGTGTAAGAGAAGATGGAGTTTTATCTGGATTAACTTATCAACGAACTGATAATGTTGTTGCTTGGCATAGACATATCATAGGTGGCAAATCTGATACAACTAAAAATATTATACAACAACAAATATCTTTTACCGCTAATACAACAGTTGTTAATGGAACGAATAATACAATTACATTATCATCACATGGGTTAGCTACAAATGATCCAATATATTATTTTGCTGAAGCAAATCCGATAACTGGAATATCAAGTGGTAAACTTTATTTTGTAATTAGAACAGATGCCAATACAATTAAACTTGCTACGACTGCTGCTAACTCTGCTGCTGGAACTGCAATTAGTTTAACTGGACCAAGTACTGCATCAACACAATTTATTTATCAAGGTGTAAATATTGCATCTAATGTTATCTATTCAGATGATCATGGATTTGAAACTGGAGATATAATTTTTTATGATAATACTGGAACTGCTATTGGTGGTTTAAGTGAGAATATTGAATATTATGTTTCAAGAGTAGATGATGATCAATTTAAACTTTATACAGATAGTAAATTAACAAAAGTTGTTTCTTTAACATCTGCTAAGACAACTGAACAAACAGATAATATTTTACAAGATGCTAAAGTAGAAAGTGTTGCAACTATATCTGGTGAATTAAATGAAGATGAGCTTTGGATAATTACTCAAAGATGGGTTAATGGTGCTGTAAAAAGATATGTAGAATGTTTTTCAGATTTTGATTTTGACGAAACTGCACCAGAAGATTTTAAATTTTTAGATAGTCATTTATCTTATTCAGGTGTTGCTGTTAGCTCACTATCTGGATTAGATCATTTAGAAGGTGAAACACTATCAATATTGGCTGACGGTGCTACTCATGCTCAAAAGGTTGTTAGTTCAGGCGCAATAACATTAGACAGATCAGCAAGAAAAGTAGTTGCTGGTTTACCTTATAACTCCGTATTACAGACTATGAGAATAGAAGGTGGAGCTGGTCAAACAGAAGGAACTGCTCAAGGTAAAATTAAAAGAATTTCAAAGATAGTTTTAAGATTATTTGAAACTGTTGGTGCTAAAGTTGGTCCTTCATTGGATAACCTGGAAACCGTACCTTTTAGAACAACATCAGGTGCAATGGATTTACCAGTATCAACATTTATAGCTGGAGACAAAGAAGTAGAATTTTCAGATGATTACAACACTGACGGATTTATATTTGTTAAACAAGATCAAGCGTTACCATTAACTGTATTAGCTTTATATCCAACTATTGTTACTAACGATGGCTAGTGAAGTTAGAGACTTTCAACCAGAACACGCAGACAAAATTATTTCTTTTGGCATGAACTCTAAGCTAATGGAAATAGACGCTAGTTTTGAAGATAACAGAATTTGTAACTATTCAACAAAAGGTAATGCGTTCACAATGTTTGTGGATGATAATCCAGTTTTTTCTATTGGTATAGTTTTATTGTGGGATGGAGTTGCAGAAGGCTGGGTACTTGCATCACAAAATATATTTGAAATGAAATTTTTAGCAGCCAAAACAATGAAACAATTAACTGATGATATGTGTAAAAAAAATAAAATTAAAAGATTACAAACATCCGTTAAGGCTGATTTTAAATTAGGTATCAGGTTTGCAACTTGGCTTGGTTTAGAAATTGAAGGATTAAAAAAATGTTATGGTCCAGATGGATCTGACTATTATCAACTGGGGAAAATTTATTAATGAGTTTTATTGGAGATATATTCGGTGCTTTTGGCGCAAGAGAAATTGGAAGGTTTAATCAAAGTCTTTATAATAAAGAAGCAGAGCTTGTTAAAAAAAATGCTGAAATAAAAAAACAAGTATTTCAAAATGTAGATAAACCAAGAATTGTTGCTCAACAAGTTAGAGATAGATCTAACATGTTTGTTCAATTTATTAAAAGTGGAGTTGATGTAGATAGAATAGGTGAAAGTCCATTTTTAGTTATGCTAGATCAAACTGTTGAACAAGCTTTCGATTTAGAAATTGCAGAATTTAATTCGACTGTTGCTTATCAAAATCAAATAAATAATGCATCATTACTTAGAACTAAAGGAGAAGGTGAGGCATTTAAAGGTGAAATACAATTTAGAACTGGATTAGCTAAAGCTGCTGGAAAAATGGGTAGTAACTATCAATCAACTGGGAGCTTATTAGGATAATGGCTATAATTAAAATTAATAGATCAACTGCTAGAATAGCAGACGTACCAGTTCCTAGTGTTTCATCATTAACTTTAGATAGCAGATTAGCTACCAATTATGGACAAGCTATAGCTTCAGTAGGTAAAGTTGTTGAGGATGCAAAAGTTAAAACACAGAAAACTCAGGATACAAACGATGCTAGATCTTTATTTATGGAGGCTCAAAAAACTCTATTAGAAGAGGCTAGTAAATACAGTAATAGCTCGAATGTAGCTGATGTAGATACTTTTTATCAAAACACAACTTTAGAGAAATTTAAGCCAATATTAAAAGGCTATAATAAGAACGTTAATACACTATTTGCTAACTCACTTTATAAAGCGACTAATGATACTGGTATGAAATTATTTGCATCAATACTTAAAGAGCATGGTGCGGTAACTCAGGAAAATATACAAAAAGATATTTTTAATAATAATTTGTTAGCAGCATCTAATGATCCATATACTAGATTTAAAGCTAATGAAGAGAATAAAAGAATTTTTGAAGATCCAAATACATTAAGTGTTTTTGGTCAAAATGGATTAAACGATTTAATAAGTAACAGTAAACTAGAAACAAAGTTAATGCAGTATTCTTTTAAAACAAAGAACAATGCTTTTGATATACTTAAACTTGGAGAAGAAAATATTGCTAATGATGTTGGAAACGAAACTTTAGCTAAACAAATTATTCAAAACGCAGAGAACACTCTTATTTCTAAATCACTTCAAGAAGATAAGATTAATGAAATAAATTTAAAAGCAGATAAAGATCAAAAATTAAATAACTTTGCTTATGTTATGCAAAAACTAAATAATGGTGATGCGACTATTTCTTTAGATGACATAAATGATTTATATAAAAAAGATCAATTAAACTCTTCTCAAAGAGACGCTTTGTATAATCTTTATACTGATCCAGGAAAATTAAGTGATCAAAATATTGTTGATATGATTGAAGGTTCAATGTTGATTGCAGATACAGTTGATGAGATTGATCAATTAAGAGAACAAATATTATTAAGTCCAGAATTTGTTGCTGGTTTAGGAATTAAAGATTTTTCTAAATTTAATACTATGTTTGAAAAGTATTCTAAAGATCAACCAGCATTTACAGAATTTAAAAGAAATAGAAAATTATTAGAAGCAGATCTTGGTAAAGTAACCAGTGGAACTTTAACTACTTCACAAATGTTAGGATTAACAAGTGTTGATGCTGTTAAAGCTAATGAGAAACTAAGAACAAATGCTGTTGATCATTACAATCAATTAGTTATGGATGGAATAAGTCCAGCTGATGCTTATATCCAAACAACACAATCTTTTTTAAGAGGCGATAGTATTCCAGGTGTAAAAGATTTTACAAATATTTCATCTATGGTTCTAACTGCACCAACAGAAGAAGAGAAAAAATCTCCTAATACTTATGTTGAAAACCGAACAACCACATTATTAGAAATGTATAAAAATGGTAAAATTAATATTGATGTATTTTCTCAAGATTTAGCTGCTTTAGACAGTATTTCTAATTTAATAAATTTAAGAACAGATCTTAAAGTTGATCCTTTTGGATTTACTGATCAAGAAAAAGGAAATGTAATGGACACATCAGTTCCTAAAGGTAACAATTAATGGAAAATGAAGAAAATTTTAACTGGCTTGAGATCTATATGGATATTCAAGAAGGTAAAGATATTAAAAATAGTCCAGCATTTAAGTTATTAAACTCAAATAACATAGACACAAACGAGCTAACTAGGCATGAAAAAGACAAAGATGCTGGAGTAGTAAAACTTAATTATAAAGACGAAAAAGAAAAAGAAACAGATAGCATTTCATTCTCTAAAGGTCTTTTAGCATTTGTTGCAGATATGCCAGAAGAAACTGTAAAGGCATTAATGATGGCTTTCTTAAATGGTACGGATGTTGCTGCTAATGCTGCTGGTGTAGTATTTAATGCAATGACTAATTCTGATCCAGCTGTAGCGTTAGCTTTTCAAGAAGGTAATCCAGAAAAATTTAAAAAATTAGTTAATGCTAATATTCAAGAGTTTTCTAAATATCTTAATGAACAAAAAAAAGAAGTTAAAGAAATTGGCGAAGGATCTGAACTTAATAGTAAAGCTGCACAATTTGTAAGTATGGTAACTCAAGACACACCATACTCATTGCCAATTTATAAAAAATTAACAAGTTTAGGTATGCCAAAATATATGGCATTACCAGTAGCTTATGGAATTGGAAGTGGAGTAGCGTTTGATGATGATGCTCAAATATTTTTAAATAGTGAACAAGTACAAAGTTTTAAAGAAATGGTTGGTGCATTACCAAATAGTTCAGAAGAAAAAATATTTAATACAACATATAGAACACTTGAAGGAACCGCTTTAGGTTTTGCAATACCTTATGTATTTAATGGTTTAAAATTTGCAAAGAATACAATTCCTAAATTTATGAAACCACAAAGCACAATTAGTGTAGGTGGTGCTGCTACAAGTGGTGTAGGTGCAGAAAAAATTATTGATAAAAGTTTAGAAACTCAAGATCAAAGCTCAATATCTGGAACAGTTAATGAGTATGGTTTTGAAAAAACTGCTGGATTAACTAATCTTGCTGTTCAATTTTTAAAAAAATCAGGAACTAAAGTTCAAGATCTTAAAAAAATACCTGGTGGTACTGGAAGATCAGTTTTTGCTTTAGATAACGATAAAGTAATTAAAATTGCAAAAATGCAAAGAGGTATAAGAGAAAACATGAATGAAACAGATGACTTTATGATTGATAGTTGGCGACCTAAAGTATTTGAGAAAGGTGATGATTTTGTAGTAGTTGAAAATGTAGCTAGAGCTGATGCTCAAACAAGATCTTTTTTAAAACCATTACAAGAATTTAATCAAAACGATTTTAATAATAAAACTTCTGAATTACAAGAAACTATGGAAGCATTAGGTTTAGAAGATTTTTTGAATTATGATTTGGCTTGGAGAGATTTTATAGCAGCTAGAAATTGGGGAAAAACAAAAGATGGTAGAATTGTTTTATTAGATGGTGGAGCTTTAGATATAACTACACTATCAAAAGAAGTACCTGACTATGTAAATAAAGACTGGCAAGAAATCTTATCTGGTAGAAAAAAAGAAGGCATGGGTAAATTCATAATAGTAGCTGGTGCTAGTCAAGGTTATCGCATCCTAGACACTAAAGCTGAAGCAAATATCTTAATGGACAATGTTCTATCCAATGAACCAACTACCGATGCTGAAATTGATAAAGCTTATGGAGAAGGTGCTTCTGAAAATGCAATGGTTGAAGCTCTAAAACCGAAAACTAATCAAGATATGCAGAATATGATTACAAAAGCTGAAAAAGCTGATGATCAAGTATTATTTTTTGATGGAGAAAAAGAAAGTGGTCCAGATGATCCTATAAATGATTATATAAAAATTACAGATCCAAAAGCCTTAGAAGGTGCTGACATTGTTTTTTATGACGATGAGACTATGGAGCAAATGACTTATCAAAAGATAAATGAAACTGACGATGATTGGATCATATTAAATCAGGATCGTAAGACATCCTATAATCAATAGTATTTCATTATTAACACAAAATAGTAATAAAGAAGGTATCTTCAAATATCTTTTTTCAAAAAATCATAGGAATAATTAATGGTAAGTAGTGCAAAAGTAGTTCAGTCAATAATTGAAGAAAGTGGAAACTTAATCAAAAACAAAGATAAAGTTAAGCTTAAAAAGGCGGAAGATCTATTAATCAAAGATAAGAAAAAAATTAAAGTAGATAAGAAAGAAGTAAATGTAACTAAAGATGGTGAAACAGAAACTGTTGTTGGCGTTAATAAAGATGCATTTAAAGTAAAAAAACCTGATGTATCTGCAATAGATGCGCAAGATATATTACTTAAATATAATGCACAAAAACTAACACCGAAAATTTTATCAGATTTCAATATTAAGAATATGAAGTCTGAAAAGGATATTTTAAAGTTTATTGAACTAATCTCTAAAAAATATTCTAAAGATATAAAGGATAGAACTAGAGGTATTCAAGAACATAAACAGACTAAAACTTTAGCAAGTGTTATTGGTAAAGATCCAAAACATTTAACTCAAACATTATTAACTCTACAGCCTGGTCAAACTTTAAATGCTGAATATATGTTGGCAGCAAGAGAACTGTTAGCAGCTGGTTTAGGCAAACTAGATGATATGGCTAAAGTTGTTACTAAAGATGGTGGCGTTAATGCTACTGATGCAATGAAGTTAGAATTTAGACAACACTTCGCATTAATGTCTGAATTTCAAAAAATTATAAAAGGTGTTCAAACAGAGACTGCAAGAACTTTGCAATCAATGAGAATACCAACAAGGACCAAACAATTTACTAATGTTAATATTGATGATCTTAATAAATCTGATTTGATTATCCAAATGGGTGGCGGAGACGAAATAACTAATCTTGCTACTCTATATTTAAGATCTGGTGCAGAAGGATCTTCTAATAGATTAAAATTCAATACTGATACTGGAGGATTTTTAAACCTTAAAAAAGTTTCAGATAGTATTGGAGAAATATTTATTAACTCTATTTTATCAGCTCCAGGAACACACATTAGAAATACTGCTGGTAACTGGATTGCTCAAGGAATTATTCAAACAGAAAGAAAATTAGCTGCAAGACTTTATGGAAATAAAGTTGGAAGTGGTGTTGCTGCTTATTCTGATGTTGCTGCTGCTTATGGCAAATCAATGGCTAATCAGGAAATGTGGTTAGCATTAAAAGCATCTTATTCTCAAAAAGGTGGCATAATGAAAACTCTTAAAAATTTTCAAGATGTAGTTCCAGCAACACATGGTGGAAGTAAAGTTGAAATGCATGGACAGAAATTAACTGCTGCAAACTTTGATGTTCAAAATAAATATGCTGCACATGGTGTAGATTTTTTAGGTAATCTTTTAACAGCTGGAAGAATACCAACTAAGATGCTGACAGCTGGAGATAACATATTCAAGAACAGAGAATACAGAGCTGTATTATTTGAAAGAGCTTATACAGAGGCTTTTGAAAATTATCATAAAGGTGTTTTAAAATACGATGATATGTCAGCTTTCATTGCACATAGAGTTGATAGTCCAACTCAAGATATGGTTGAAGCTGCAAAAAAAGAAATGGCTTACTCAGTATTTCAAACTAAAGCTAAAGATAGAGGCGATGTATTAGGAAGTTTAGCAAAAGTTGCACAAGATATTAAAGGATCTGGTGGTGGTTATATGACTTGGCTAACTAATTATTATATTCCATTTACTCAAACACCGATAAATATTGCTGGTTTTGTTGCAGAAAGAACACCTGGTTTAGCTCATGTTTTAACTAATTATAATCAAAAGATTTTAGCTGGTGGAAGAGAAGCAACAATGGCTAAAGTTAAACTTCAATTAGGAATGGCTTTTTATATGTCAGCTATTGGTTCAACTTACGCATTTAACAAAGGTAAAGGTCAAAGAGGAGATCCATTAGTTTTTGGTGGAGCAGATATAGATATACCTGGTAAATTTACTGGTGGTAAATATGAGACGATGCAAGGTTTTGGAATGGAGCCTAACTCAATCAGAATACCAGATGGTAAAGGTGGATTTTTTCAATTTAATTTAACTGGTAATGATCCAGTTTCTGCAATGTTTTCTATGGCTGGTAACTCAGCAAAATATATTGAGAGTATGATGTTTGATACTGGAGCTGATCACTTCTTTGATAGTGATGAAAATTTCCATGCAAAATACGGTAAAGACGCTCAACGAAATTTTAATACAATGGAAGCTGCTCAACTTACTATGGGTTTAGTTTTAAGCTTTGGAGAAAATTTAGTTAATAGTACTTATCTTGCTGGAGCATCAAATTTATTTACAGATATTCAAAACGCTGGATTAATAATGTCAGGCGATATGTCAAAAGAAGGTGTTAAGAATGCTGGTAAGCAATGGTCTATGAAATTTGCTCAAGGCTTTGTTCCTAACTGGATGAAAAAAGGAGCTAAATATACTGGCATGACTTCAGACTATCAAAAAATTTCAACAGAGTGGAGTACATTAATTCAAAGTCAACTCTACGATAAAGATTTACCAAACAAATATAATATTTTTGGAAAACAAAAACAAAAGTTTGGAACGTATAAACATCTTGAAATGTCAGATGTTCAAAAAGAAACATATCGAGTAATGCCAAAACTTAATAGAACTTCAAATAGTTTAAAATTACAAGGTGGAGTAACAGTAAAGATGACACCTAAAGAACAAGAATTTTATGAATATCATGCTGGAACAATCTTTAATTCTAAAATGGAACAGTTAATAAAACTTCCAGAATATAGAAATGCAGATGTTGCTATGCAAAAAATTTATATAAAAAAACAATTAACAAACGCTAGATCAGATGCCTCTAAATTAGTTAAATCTGATGGCTCTAAAGATTTTAAATTATCTAATGGATCTATTGCACCAGTTAGTAGTTTTTATGAAGATATTGGAGCAAGGCAACAAGAAATATTCTTAGAGAAAATGATTTCCAATAATGATGGAGATCCATTTAAAGATGAAGCTTTAATTGATCTAAATAACCAAGTGAACAATCAAGATGAAATAATAGAGGCAACTAAATAAATATGACTATATCAACTACAATTATCAAAAACAGCTACAGTGGAGACGGATCTAACAAAACATTTACTTATGGTTTTAAAATCGCAGATGAAGATTTTATCCAGGTAATCGTTAAGACTAATTCAACTGGTGCTGAAAGTGTTAGATCTATTGGAACAGGATCTGCAAATTATGCAGTAACTGGAGTAGGTGAAGCTGCTGGTGGATCTGTAGTATTTGTAACTGCACCAACAAATCTTGAAACTGTTATACTGCGAAGATCTACTACACAAACTCAAGCTTTAGATTTAATTGAAAATGATAACTTACCAGCCAATTCTTTAGAAAATGCTTTTGATAAAAACTTATCTATAA